ATCCTTAGCATGGCGTCGCCCAATAGTTCTCCGCGCCCCAAGTATAAACCCAACCTTTCCCCGCGCCGGAAGAGCAATAAGTCGCCTCCAAAGTTGACACCCAGCCCAAAGGTGTCCTCTAGGTCGCCGCAGCAGCCGTCATCGCCTCCGAAGTTGACACCCAGCCCAAAGGTGTCCTCTAGGTCGCCACAGCAGCCGTCATCGCCTCCGAAGTTGTCACCCAGCCCAAAGGTGTCCTCTAGGTCGCCGCAGCAGCCGTCATCGCCTCCGAAGTTGTCACCCAGCCCAAAGGTGTCCTCTAGGTCGCCGCAGCCCAAATCATCGCCGCTTGCAAAAGCTCCCAAGGCTCTGCCAAAGATGCACCCGTTTGTTCCGGAGAGTGGGTTTGCCAATTACGGTGGTAAGATCTATTGGATAAACAGCTACACGGGACGCTACTACGGGGTCAAGAGCCGGAAGAAGAAAATAAAGCTGCATATCACGACGACTGGGGCTGTCTATCACAATAAGAAGTACGTCCGGCCACTCAAGAACACTATCGCCAAGACCGTGCGGAAGCGTCTTGCGGCTTTTGGTACTGCGAGTGTCTCTCAGAAGGCGTGGAACAAGACTACAGGTGCTATCGGGGATTTGCTGGGCAGGAAGCCAGACGACTCGAACGAGTTACTGAATAAATACAAGAACGAGTTCGTTGCGAAGACACTCGGCCGAGCGAGGCTGGCGAAAATATCTGATGAATTGGACGGCACGGCACAGGAAAAAAAGGTGTATTCCAAAGCCTGGGTACCATTCGACAAAGCCATAGAAGATGTAAGAGTCGTGCTCTTCGAATGGACGCAGAAAATTGAACAGATTTCCCATATATCATTGTACCTCAAACGCCTAGGTCTCGGCGGTAACCCTGAATATTACCCAGATGTCCTGAGGTCACTGAAGGCGGAAGAAAAGAAGAAGCGCTCAAGCGCCAAAAAACTTATGCAGGTGGCGACGGCGGCTTACAAACAGGCCGAAGAACGTGTTTTACAGTACGTAAAGTTTCAGGCGTCCAGGCATCTTGAGCGCACCCCGATTACCGAGCTGACGGGTCGCGCGAAGCAAGCGATACAGTCGCTGCGCCCGGTGCTACAGCGCGAAGCGCAAGCCAGGGCGAAGCTGCTGCAGCTGAAGAAGCGCCTGGGTGTGCCTGAGAGCGCCATCCTTGTTATGAGCAAAGATGCTCCGAAAAAGCTCCTCGTCAAAGCAGCCCCCAGAGGCGACAAGCAAAGCATGCCCCCGGTCTTGGCGCCGTCGAAATTGCCGAGCAAAGTGAGCACCAAAGACCTGGACGCACTGTTCCAACTGAGTGTCGCGGATTCCTCGAGAATGAACAAGGCCGCGAGCAAGTGGGTTGATGAGTTCAAGTCCTTGAAGGGGGCCTTGAAAATGCACGACAAAGCACTGCTCGAAGGATCCGACAGCAAGGAAATCAAGAAAATCGAGAAGGCACTGAATGCTCTAGACCACAGCAAGAAAACCTTCGGCGTGCTGCGGGGGGGGAACGAGGACATGAAGACAATGATGAGTTTGAGTAATAAAATACAGACCATTATTGGAAGGTCGGCACACCTCGATGAAATTCGTAACAGACACCCATTCGGACACCCATTGGGGATGAGACAACACCAGCAATAATATTCTAAGCCCTATGTAATGAAGACGACGTCTCGATTTGCGTGCGCTTTTGCGGTTGTGTTTACGCTGTACGTCCTCCACGCGGCGGTGTACCGGTGGTCCCAGACCAAGATCATCAACAGCGGCGGCGACACTTTCGGCATCACGAGCGACATCGACGTCGACGAGAAGTTCGAACGTCTCAAAGAAGTCAAGCGGCGGTTGCAGACGGTGGTTGACTACTGCGTGGCGCACAGTTGGCCGGACCAAAGTCGGGCCTTCCGGATGCAGCAGCGCTGGGAGGGCATCGAGATGCTGGAAACCATGCCGGGCGAGAAAACGGTTGCCTACGTAGTGGACAAGGGGAAATCCATGAGCGTGTGCCTGACCGATAAGTCGACACAGAAGCTCCATGAGCTCAACACGACCATGTTTGTCGCGCTGCACGAGCTGAGCCACATCATGTCCAGCTCCTGGGGGCACGGTCCCGAGTTTTGGGAGAACTTTAGGGTCATCCTCAAGGTGGCGATAGACACGAAGGTGTACCGCCACGTCGACTACGCCAACAAGAATGAGATGTTTTGTGGGACAAATATTTATAGCCAGCCGTGCTCAGACGCTTCGTGCACAAAATAGAGTATTAAGGTATCGGGTCTATATAAGTTATAACTCAATACACCCAACAACAATCATGGAAAACACTATCGCCCAACTTCACGATGAGAACGCCGAGCTGCGTGAGTCCATCAGCGCCCTGAACGACAAAATGGACAAGATCATGACCATGCTCAAGGCCAACCACAGGCAGGAGCTGCGCAGGGTCAAGAAGAACCGCCCGGCGGACGCACCCAAGCCCGCCATTAGCGCCTACCTGCACTACTCGAGCGCAATGCGGGAATCGATCAAGTCGGCCAACCCGGACGCCACCCTTGGGGAAATTTCGAAGAAGATCGGCGCTAAGTGGCGCGAGATCAAGGAGGCCGACAAGAAGAAGTACACAGACATCGCGGCCGAAGACAAGGCGCGCTTCCAAGCTGAGACGGCCGAGTACGAGGAGAAGGCGAGCAACATGTAACAATCGAACTGCTTCCTGGTCATTATATTGACCAAAACCAGTTTTATTGCACTAACATATCTAGTCAGAATGAAGGCGACACAGTTACAGTTCTAGCGGCGTTACTAGAGGCGTCCGAGGTGATAACTGTGGTGAGGTTCGTGGGCCGACTGGTCGGTGGGGTAATGTCGATCACGGAGTCCGGTCCGGGAGGTCGGCGACGAAGCACTGGTTACCGGTGACATCAGAGCCGTAGGACAGGACCAGAGGCGTAGTATCGACGACCGGGAAAGTCAGCAGCCCCCCATCGGGAGGCCCGGCCACAACCGCACCGCCGGAGGCGTCCGTGAATTCGATAGTGTTCCCGAGGTCTCTGAATTGGTAGGTCCGGCCCTTGTACAGTGGTAGGATGGGCTTGGCGCTCACAGGGGTAGCATCCGTGCTGTACCGTGGACACAGACCAGCGCTGGTAATATGGTAGACCGTGTCAGCGTCCGTGGTCACATTGAACCCGAAATCTACACCAACAAAGCTCTCCTCGATGGTGCTCACTTGGGCCTCGAGGTAGCTACCTATGACGATGCCTAGGGCCATGTGACCTTGGGTGCTTGGGTTGCCCTTATCGTCGTAGAAGAAGCAGAACTGGTTCTGGGGAATTTCAATCCCCTCAGTGTTGAGGTCGCCATTGACGATGCTGTCATAAGTGTATGGGATGTTGGCGAGATCAGCATTGTTCATCAGAAGGTCGGTGGGCGACATCTTCATGTAGAGAGTACCGTCTGACAGGCTGGGGCCGAAGGTGAGAGTCAGCTGATCGTCGAGTGCTTCGACGGCGGCCTTCTGGGCGACCTTGAACTCCTTGGGGACGGTGATGCCCGTCGGGTCGTACACAAAGTCGCGCGCGAAAGCAGGGTTGTTGTCGCACATAATGCCCGGGCCGAGTACCAGGACGACCTTGGCGCCGGCCGCTTTGAGGGCGTTCGCTGCGGTGTTCAGATTGCCCTGGATACTAAGAATAGTCTGAGTGTAGTCGATGGTGTCTGGCGTGATGGAGTTGTCGGCAAGGTACTGCTCGACCATGTGCTCGTCGAGGTCGACTTGCCCGGCGGAAACCACGTAGAGGCCACGAGGGTCTACCTGCCCACCGCAGTTGGCGACGTACTCGGACACCTGGGTCTGAAGACCGTGGGAAGTGCCGAGACCGAATTCCGAGTACACGCCGCGAATGATGTTTGTGTTGCCGGATGTGGCGCCCATATAGGCGTAATTGGACACGGAGCCAGCCACGTTCAGCAGACCGTTGTTGAGACCAAGCATTTGCGCGAGGTATTCCGTACCAACCTTACCGTTGCTGAAGCGGCCGTGTATATAGCCTAAGAGTGGTGACGGCACGTGCCCACTGGACATGCGGAAGGTGTTGTTCTGGTCGAACACACTGTCACCAAAATTTACAACGCCCGAGAACACGTCCACCAGGCTGCTGTGGAATTGGACCGGATTGAACGACCCAAGAGGGCCTTCTTCGATAGAGAGACCAGCAGGGTTGTAGTTCTGCATGTCTGTGTAGGCACCGCCGATAATGGCAGGCCCGAGATTGCTGAGCTTTTGTAGGAGAGAATCGAATCGGCTGCGCAGGTCGGCGACTACGTTTGAGTCGACGTCCACAATACTGTCACCAAGCTCGGAGAAGATTACGCTGAGAATGTCGAGACTTCCGGTGAGCTCATCCACAGCGGAGTCGATGCTAGAGATAGCGACTTCACCCGAACCAGCCGAGAACTGGATGTTCAGTGAAGCGAGTTGCGCCGCGAAACCATCAAATTGACTCTCAATGGTCTGCATCTGTGAGAAGTCCTCAGCGAGGGGCCCAACAATGCTTATGTTCTGCAGGAGGACGGCGTACTCCTCGATGCCCTGTCTCAGAGTCTCCAGCGGCGACGCAAGAGCCGAGTCCATGTTGCTGCGGTCGTCGACCTCCAAAGCGGTGGCTTTGATCGATCCCAGGAGCCGGTCAAGAGTGTCCCCCAGATTCCCAAGTTGGCTGACGTAGTTGTTAAGGAACTCATTGACGGACTCACCAGCGGCGATATGCTCTAGGACAGTCGCAGCCTGGACCTCGGCGGCGACAATCTTCTGCGATTCAACTTCGAGCTCCCTAGTCTGCGCGTAGAACTCAGCCCGGCGCAGGTCAATTTTGTTCTGGAGCTGGTCCATGAGACTATTGAGTCCGGAAAGATCAGCCATGACGTTTAATTACTGTGTAGAATATTTTATTTTCTCGTACGTTGCGCATGACCAACTCCAAGCCCAGACCGTGATGATCCGCGTGAAGCACTAGATCGAGGGCCTTCGAATCGTGGCTCGGTTATAGGAATATATATTTATTATCCTCGTAATATAGAAGATGAATGTTCCGCCCGACTGGAAGATCAGGTCTAGGGCCAAAACCCCGTATGAGGCCATCCAAGCCACCTGCGTCGCAAAGGGAGGAAAGGTGCAGTACATATACCATCCACTTTGGGTGATCCTCCGGGACATCCTCAAGTTCGAGAGAATCATGAATCTGGCCATCAAGCTGCGAGATTACAAGCCCGACAGATCTGAGGCCAGCAAAGTGTTGTGGCTGATGATCAACACATGCGTGCGGACGGGCAACTTGGGCAGCCCAAACGACCATCGCGGGATGGTGTCACTCCGGCGGGAAAACGTCGTTATTTCCAAGTCCGGAAGGATGCACCTCAGCTTCACCGGGAAGAGCGGAATAGCCCACAACATCCACGTCCGAGAAGCCAAGTGCCGACACTTTCTGGAGGCTCGATTGCAGCTCCCTGGAAAAAAGTCGGACAAGCTGTTTGGGGTTTCCGCCGACGGTCTCAACAAGCTCGTTAAGGAGAAGCTGGGCAAGTCGTTCACATGTAAGGACATAAGGACGTGCCAAGCCAACATCCGAATGGTCGAAGTGCTGTGCGAAAGTGGCTGTCGTAAGTCCGGCCTTACACCCAAAGCCGCAGTCGCCAAAGCCAGCGCAGAGTCCGCACTCCTCCTCGGTCACACGGTGGCCATTTCTAAGAAGAATTATGTCTGCAGCGGCATTGCCACGAGTTACCTCAAAAACCCCAAGCAGTTCCACCGGACCCGGAACTACGGTGCGGTGCTCAAACGGTGCCTGAGAGAGTACCTGGCGGAAGGTTAGTTCATTTTAAGACACGTTGGTTATGTCACTAAAAGAAGAACCATGAGGTACTACACTATAGTCAAGTCAAGCGACTTTGTCAGCGACATTGACTTCACGTGGGGCAGTCTGTTCGATGTCCTTGACTCCAGAGTGGCGGCCTCCGGTTACATCATAAACTCGGGCAGGTATGTCTCCACTGACCCCTACGCGAACACAGCTGACTGCGAGCACGTGAGCCTACCGGGGCTGCCGACGCTCACCTCGGGACAGCTGATAGAGCTCAATCCGGCCACCTCGTTATGGGGGCTGTGAATCATTGACACGCAAAAAAAGGAAGTAAACACCTAACTACTAGGTATCTACTTCCTTTTTTACCATTTCAGGCACTGAATGGATCCTTCCTGCAGACAGGACAGGTCCGATTGTACTTGGTAAACCAACGGTGCACACATACTTTGTGAAACCCATGACCGCAGTCAAGCTCGAGGTAGTGCTGCCTCGGAGCATACCCGTCTAAACATATACTACACGTTCTATCGCCTAGCTCCCTCACAGCCTCTTTGTTCAGAACCCTATGTTTTGGCAAAGCTCCTAAGAGGCTCTTCGGAACAGGGTTGACGCGCGCAAACTGCGGCTCCGAAAGCCGCTGGGCCAACAACAGTGCCTCCTCGTCGAAGCCTTGAACCAACGCCAAGGCGTCACTAAACTCAATGAACTGGGTTAGATCTTGTGACATCCGCGGGGTCTGGTTCTATGTCAGTAACTTTTTATTTTTTTTGGTCTATTAAACGTTCTCCCTAGAACTCCTCTTGATTCACGCTCGCGTCAACATTGACTTTGACTTCTACGGTATCGGTATCGTCAATGATCTCGGGGGAGACGGCGTTCTCGTCGGGAGTGTCGTCATCCGAGTCGTCGCTGTCCATGATGGCGCAGCCCCTGAAGGCCTCCTCCGTGTAGATACGGGACTGAACAACCTTCCAGGTCGCTCCGAAGCTCTTGCCGACGACCCAGATTCCGCCGTACTCAAGGAGGTTGATCATCTTCGTGTTCGGCTGGTACATCTCCAGGTTAACTTCACCGTCCTTCTCGGTGCTGATGATCTGCACCTCGTTCTTGTCCTTGTCATAGACCTCGAAGTCGGGCTTGTTGTCGCGGAACCGAAGCTTCACCTTCATGGTGGGAGGGTACTGGTCGCCCTCCTTCGTGAGCTTGGTGGAGTACTTGACGATGGGCTTGTGAAACTCCTCCACAATCTCCCGCTTGGTGACCTTGCCGAACAGCTCCTTCGAGTTCTCCGTGGCATAGTTGATATTGTACTCGTCCAGCGCCAGCATCATCTGGCAGTACGATTCCAGCTTGGGGTCGTCCTCCCTGCCGCGGAAAGACAGATTCAAGTTGTAGTTGGGGATGCCGCCATCCCCGTTGGCGGGAGGCTCCCCGAGCTCGAAGATCTGAGACATCTTGGGAGTCTGCACCTGGAGGACATTGCCCTCGTAGCGCACAGGGACAGACTTCATTCCACTCGCGCGCGTTGCGCAGTCTTTGGTGGTGAGGTTGTCGGTGGTGAAGTTGGTAGATTTGATGGGAGCCATGGTTGTAAATTTGGAATTTAGAGTGGCTATTGAGTTGGTAGTAGTGGTTTGAGTTTTTGGATACTTATTATTGCGCTTGTTCTTTAAACCGTTTTTAGAGGCGATGGTCTACTAACTACCGTGGGTTCGCGCGTGCCACTACCGACTCGTCTATTTTGTCCTTAAATTGTATATTCAATAACGACGGTCATAATACTATCGATTGGGGCAGATCGTGCTGCTACCCGTAGTGCATAGGTGCGTCCACCATACAACAGCCAGTCGGTCGGGTTGTGAAAGTCGGTCGTGTCGTCCTCAAGTATGGCTGTGCGTTCGTAAGGTGTCCCAACTGTTCCGGAGACACTCGGCACTTCTACACCATGACCTGCCTCGCACAAGCTTATCATTAGACTATTTCCCGACCCTGAACTTTGGGTGATCTCACTTCGCCACCCGACCCGTATTATCTTACCTGCGTATGGTGCGATAAACGACACACGCTCGCTCGCCCCTGATGGAATAGTCCCGAATGTCCCACCCCCATGTTCGCTATTCCCGTTAAACGGTACAAACGATACGGTGGCTGACGATCCGCTGGTATAGCCTACGTTGTATACGGCATGGGAAATCGTAGCGTTTGTATCAACCTCGGCTTGTAGGGCAGTCACGATTTCTATAACAGGGTTTACTCTTATTTGTCCCAGGGATATACACTACAGACATATTTGTGAGATTCGCAGTAAGCCACGTCGCCATTGAAGTAGCCGTGTATTGACCCGGTGGGATTGTCTTGATCTCATTATAAAGACTGCCTGGGGGCTGTTGAAACATATGTATCTGGTTGTTGTTGGAATTGACGGGGTAGAAACTAATAGGCAACTCAGCATCAAGTAGTTCAATCTGGATACTATGTCCCTCCTGAGCCTGTATAGAGTTCTCAAACTGAAATATCTTATGTGTGTCGCTGTAGGAGTGAAAGGCTTTTTCGCTCTCCAGATATACACGGGTTGAACTCTGCAGAACCATTATTACAAATACACAACATAATCTTTTATGCTTACATTGTATATTCAACAACCATAGCGAACACCATATCAATGGGAGCAGACAGCATCGAGATATTGAGCCCGTATAACACATTCTCCTCTAATATCCAATTGTAGTCTCCGGATAAGTCATTCCTTGAATACGTTACGTCGTCAGTAATACTGCTTGTCTTGCTGTAAGTCGAACCAACCTGATTTGACAGGCTCGGTAGTTCTATACCACTATTGGCTTTACAGAGTTTGAAACTGGCTTCAATCAGGTAGCCAGAACTCATAGATGTCTCGGTTCGAAATAGTATCTTTTTGACGATCCCATCGTGTGGTGCTATAAAGGTGCATTGCTCCAACTTATACAGTGGGTTTTCCGCACTGGAATTAGCGACTTCACCAGTCCCCCGAATAGGAATCCAGAAGTTTTTGTTCGTGGTAGATGTCTGGAAGCCTGAGTTATATACATGAACGTATTTAGTGGCGTTCGTATTTACCGTAGAGGACAGTGTATTGATGGCGGTGCTGAGCGTAGAACTCACCGTACTGATAGCGCTGTTGAGCGTCCCCACTGCCGTTGA